AAAGTCCATACCCGCCTGTCTGCGCTTTTCTCTCGGCGGCTTCGACCGCATGACGCTTTGAGTCCATCACGATGTCTCCGATGGATACGCCGGTCACTTCGCTGATGCGTTCCAGGTCACTCAGATTGAGCGGGAGGCTGTAGTTTGCCCTCGTGTACCAGTAGACCTCGCCAAAGCCGCAGGCCTTGGCGAATTCCTTGATGGTCATGCCGCTTTGCTTTTGGAGCCTGACGCATTCGTCCATGACCTGCTTGGCGAAATGCGTGACCTCCTGTGCTTTTCTTCCCATGGTTCAAATTATAGCTAATTGCGTAGTCATATGTGCATAAATCGTGAAGACTACGTAATTACGAATACAAGAAACTTCGTAATTACGTATATTAAAAACCGTCGAAAGGAAAACTGAGATGTTGAGCACCAAGAAGACCAAGACCCCCGACCACTACCCATGCGGCCACATGCGCGGCCCCGGCTGGCACGACTGGCGCGCATGCCTCACCAAACAGGGAATCGAGGAGGATGAATGGCCGGTCTGACCGAAACAGCCACCAGAAACCTCAAAGCGGAACTCGCCAGACACGACAAGACCCCGAAAGACCTAGCAAAAGCATGGGGCCTTGAAATCAGAGCAGTAAACAACAGGCTCAAAGGCCACACGCCGCTCTCGACGGACGAAATCGAGAAAGCGGCATCCATGCTCGACATGGAACCGGAAAACCTCGTCATGCTCCTCATCCAGCCGATCGACAGCATCAAACAATTCAAAGCCTAAGGAGACCACGATGAAGCAGGACAAACTAGACGAACTCATCAACCAGCTCGCACGAGACTTCCACGACATGGAGGAAGCCGACAAGACCGGCAACACGGATCTGCGGGAACTACGCCACGCCAACATCCGCTTCGCCATCCAAAAGTATGCGGAGGAGCGGGCATGAGCGCACAGTTACTCGACCCGCCAGCACCACCCCAGCAGAAGCGTGCGCAGCGTCCGACCGTCGAACTCATCGGCGACACCGGCTACGCGATCCGCATCCTGGAAGACAAGGGCGGCCAGCTCATCCACCTCGGCTCGTTCGGCGAAACACTCATGGCAAACATTTCCGAACCACAGCTCGACAACTTCATCCACGGCATCAACTGCGACTTCGGGAACATGCGATGAGCTGGATGGACGACGGCGGCTTCGAGATCAAAGCCTTCACCAGCAAGGACGGCACGCCGATGGCGCGGATGAACTTCCGCACCTCGACCGGCCAATACGGCATCACCCTCAGCAAGACCGACGTGCAACGCATCCGCCGCGAATGCGCGATGGTGCTCAAGGAAATCAACCAGAAGAAGGAACAGCAATGACGGACAACGATTATCGCATCGAGGACCGGCAGGGAAAGGCGAAGAAGCCGAACTACACGCTGCGCCGCATCCTGTTCGCCGTGGCCAGCATCGCGTTCGTGGCGAGCCTGACCATCATGCTCACCTGGCATGGCGGCAGCAGAACGATGGCGCTCATGGTCGAAGCCATCTACGTGGCCACCGCCTTGTGGCTGACCATCCGATTCGCGCCACGCGACTGAAAGACTTCCAACCGGCCGGCAAGCCTAACCAAAACAAACCAAATCGGGATGTTTCTTGGATATCCACGTTCACTCATGCCGGCCGGCTGGGACCATAACTGAATATCGATAATTATCCACGCGCTGGCGTTCACATGCCGTAGCACTTACCCCGCCAGCGCATCCGGCTGCACACGGTTGTCCAGGACGGCTTGATTCTCCTTAGGAATCATTCAGTCAATCCAACACCAACTATCCGCTTGGAGCCTTCGGTTACTTCAGCTCCAGCCGTGCCGAAGCTTGTGAAGGCGTTCAGGTCGCTTTCCGCCAAGCTGAAGCATTACCGCCGTCCAAAGCGCGGGTCCGACTCCCACGGCAGCCACGCAACGCAAACGCGAAGAAAGGAAAACCCAATGAACAGCATCCAACGATTCGACTTCAAGGGCGCCGCGCTGCGCACTCTGACCGACGAGGCGGGCGAACCGTGGTTCGTCGCCAAGGATGTATGCGACATCCTCGCGTTGAGCAATGCAACTGTCGCGCTCCAAAGTCTCGATGATGATGAACTGACTAAGTTTAACTTAGGCGGTCAGCATGGTGAAGCGAACATCATCTCCGAGCCTGGTCTTTACCGTCTCGTGATGAAGTCGCGGAAGCCGGAGGCAAAGGAGTTCCAGCGTTGGGTGACGCATGAGGTGCTTCCCCAGATCCGCAGAACCGGCGGCTACATCCCCACGAACGACACGGACGATGACATGACCATCCTCGCGAAGGCCGTGATGATCGGCCAACGCACCATGGAGGAACAGAAGCGGAAAATCGCCGCACAGTCGGAACGCATCAAAACACTTGAACCGAAAGCACGATTCGCCGACGCGGTATCCGCGTCCGACGGCACATGCCTGATCGGAGAATTGGCGAAGATGCTCCGCCAGAACGGCATGGACATCGGCCAGAACCGACTGTTCCAGATCCTGCGCGATGACGGCTTCCTCGGCAAAACCGGCTCCAACCGGAACGTGCCCACGCAGAAAGCCATGGACATGCGCCTGTTCAAGATCAAGGAAACCGCCATCGAACATTCCGACGGGCATGTGACCATCAACCGAACGCCAAAGGTCACAGGCAAAGGCCAGACGTACTTCATCGGCAGGTATTGCCCTCATGGACAGTGACCTGCTCACGCCCGTGGAACTGTCCGAAATGCTCGACGTGACGCTCGGCACGCTGGCGAATTGGCGGTCGTATGGGCGTGGCCCCGAATACGTGAAACTCGGCGCCGAACCACCGGCGGGCAAGCAGGACAGGCGATTGGTGCGCTATCCACGCAAGGCCGTCGAAAGATTCATGACAGCGCACAAATACCGGAGGACGGTAGCCAGATGAGAGTCCACAATGATGAGCACCGTTACGTCGCGGGAAGCCTGAAGACGGGACGATACGCGCCCATCAGCGGCGTGGTCGGCACATACGTGAGACCGACGTTGACGGAACAGGGCATCGACGTGGACAGGTTCATCCAAGAGAATTACGCGCTCATCCAAAAACTTAGGAAAGGAAACCGTTGAGGCACGAATACTCGCACGAGGAATTGTGCGATCTGAAAAGCATTTACGACGAGTCCGGCGAAGCAGGCCTGTCACGTGACGAGATGCGCGCATTGCGACGTGCCGGAATGCTCACGCAGGACCTACCGCCAGCGCCCGAACCGGAGCCGCCGCATGAGGACACGCTGGCCGACTATCAGGCCATCTGCACGCCGGAGCCGACGCCAGCCGAAACCACCACCGGCGACAACAACAGCGACGAGAACAGCACGTACGCGCAGGTCTACCGCTGCTGGCAGCGCATGTCCGCGATCGGCCGTCCGACAGAAAGAGGCGTGGCACGCGAGTTGGGCAAGACGACAAGCACGATCCACCATCACATCCACAATCTCGTCATCAACGGATATTTGCGGAAAGACCCACTCCGTGAGCGTGACTACGTTTTGACCGGCAAGCCATTCACGCCAGTCGAAGACCGGAAAGCCAAATATTCGCACGACACGCTGAGTCTCGTCCGAGACGAGGTGAAAGCCCTCCAAGCTGATGGCGTGCCATTCGACGCCAGATCCTACGCGGACTTGATCGCGGAACGACTCGGCAAGAAACCGAAGACCGTGCTCAACAAATTCCCGCAACTCCGCGATGAAGGCGTCCTGCCGAAAGTCCGCGACCCATTCCGCAACACCACCAAACCAGCCACCAGGAAAAAGGAAACCACCACCATGACCACCACTCCACGACAGGAACAGAAGCCGGAAGCCAAGCCGGAGGAGCCGCGCACCGTCATCGCCCAGGCGTTGACCGGCATCTTCGACGCGGTCAGCACACTGCAGCGCACCGCATTCCAAAACAACGACAAGGTGGTCTACGGGTTCGCGACCAAGCTCCTCACCGGCGAACTCATGGACATCAAAGCCAACTACAGCAAGGATGCGAAATGAAGCGGATTCCGCTCAGGGATACGGAACGCTACCGGGTCGAGCGTTTCAGGCAGTGCAAGAAGGCCGAACGGCAGCTTGCGTGGCTGAAAAGCCGCAAGGCCGGTGTCGGCGGGTCGGACATGAGCACGATCCTCGGCCTGAACCGTTACGCGACGCCTTACGGCCTGTGGCTGGAGAAGACCGGCCGCACGGAACCGGAGGACATCTCCGACAAGTGGCCGGTCATTCGTGGCAATGCTTTGGAAAACGAGCTCAGGAAGCGTTTCCGCGCCAATCATCCGGAAATGATCATCACCGACGGCACCGACAAGCAGTTCATCAGCCGTGAGAAGCCCTATCTACGCGCTTCATTGGACGGCATCCTGCAAAGAGAGGACGGAAGCTTTGGAATTCTTGAAATCAAAACGGCGGGTGGTCGTAGAGCGGGGGACTGGCATGACGAGGACGGAAACCTCCGAATTCCGCCTTACTATCTCGCTCAGGTCGAATTCTACGCGCTCGTCACAGGCTGGACAGGGGGAGTCGTGTACGCGGCGATCGGAGACGACGAGCCCGTAGAAATCCCCTTCACCGCCGACGAGGAGGACATGGCCGCCATCGACAAGGCCGCCACGGAATTCTGGCAGCACGTCACCGACGGCACGCCACCGGAACTCACCGGCGTGGACGTTGACCTCGCCCAATCCGACCTCCAGCCGGAAGGCTGGGAACGGTCCGAGGACGGCGAACTCGAAGACCTCCTGAACCGCATCGACGGATACAGGACCGAGGAGACGGCCGCCAAAAAAGCGCGGACCGCGTGCGAAACCCGCGTGAAGGAACTCATAGGCGCGGACAGGGAAGGCTTCATCACACCACGCTGGAAGGCCGGATACACGACCATCCACTACAAGGCGCAGGAAGCCAGACCCGCCAAAGAAGCCTACGACATTCGACGCTTCACCATCAAACCCATCAAAACCAAATAACGAAAGGCACCAGCAATGGGACAGATCAGCAAACAAGTAGCCGCCCGCAACGAAAACCACGGCGGCGTCAGCTTCGACCAGATGATGTACCAGGCGAAAGTGTTCGCCACCTCGGAAATCATTCCCCAAGCCTACCGCGGCAAGCCGCAGAACATCCTCGTGGCCATGCAGTTCGGCGCGCCACTCGGCCTGAACGCAGTGCAAAGCCTCCAGAACATCACCGTGATCAACGGCACGCCGACCGCCAGCGCGTCGTTCATCACAGGCCTAGTCCGCCACGCAGGCCACAGGCTCTGGACGGAGAAAGACGCGCAAAACCTCAGCGTGACGGCCCACATCCAACGAGCCGACGATCCGGAACACGTCATCAGCGTGACCCGCGACAAGCAGTGGGCGCAGCAGATGGGCCTCCTGAACAAGGACAACTACCGCAAACAGCCCCTGACCATGCTGACATGGCGCGCGATCACCGCGGTCGCACGCGAGGCGTGCCCCGAAATCCTGTTCGGCGTGCAGTACACGCCAGACGAAATGCGCGACATGGACACCGCCGACGACGATTCGGTCTCCGTGGAGGACATACGGGAAACCGCCGATGATACCGAAACCACGGATGAGGGAGAACAGCAGTGAGCCTGGCGAATCTGGTTATCGATGGGAACGTGGGCAACGAGCCGGAGACCCGCACGTTCCAGAATGGCGGGGAACTCACGTCCTTCCGGCTCGGCCACGGGCAGGGCTACATGGACAAGCAGTCGAATCAGTGGGTCGACCAGGGCACGATGTGGGTGAGCGTGGTACCGCAGTCCCCCGCCG